TAGTGCCATTTTTATTCTCCTTGAATTTGGACTTTATTATTTATAGTTTTTTGGCTGGCGACGTTTGTAAGAGCCAACACTTTGACCTGTTTTACGACCCTTGCTTGATTTTTGATCAGCTTCGCCGTCGTCAGCTTCGCCATCATCATAATAGCTAGTATTAGTATGTTTTATACCAGTGTTAGTTTTAGTTGCTACACCTGTACGAGTTTTAAATGTATCGCCAGTTTTTGATAAGGCAGTAAATTCTTCGTCCATTTCAGTTTCTGCATCACTATATGATGTTCCATAAGACGCTTTCTTTGTGTGACGATAAACACCATTCTTGTCAGATTCATATTCTTTTAATACACTGACGAAGTCTTTAAATGATTTCATTTCAGATTCCTTTAGTTTGCCTTCTTTTGCTTCAGCACGCTTCTCAGCATCCTCAAGCCATTTTGGTTTTTTCTTTTTTTCTTCTTCGTTGACTTGAAGGTCTGCTTCGATATAATCAGCAACACAACCAATATAGTCAGCTGCCAGTGTAATCTTTGCTTCTACCCATTCTGGAAGATCCATCTCTTTACCAATATGTTTCTCTAGACGATTAACATGATTGATAATAGTTTGAAGGTCAATCATTACCATCTCTTGGTCTTCACCTTCTTTAATCTCTTTAGGTTCTAATTCGCTTTGTTTAGCCATATCTTTAAATTTCTTAAGACGTTTATTATGATCTGCTGCTTGTTCAGCAGTTTCTTCTCTAATACTCATTACTTGCTCCCTTTAATTTTTGGTTCTTCCCAGCCTTCTTCGGTTTCTCTGGCAACAGAATTTTTACTAATCTTAGCTAATGATGTTTTAAAACCCCTTTTCTTACTAGCACGTTCCCCATCCATTTGTCCTGGAGCTGAAGTCTGAGTAGGAATAGAGTCATCTCCTGATGGTTGCTCAACACCTTCTTTTAATACACTGACGAAGTCTTTAAATGATTTCATTTCAGATTCCTTTAGTTTGCCTTCTTTTGCTTCAGCACGCTTCTCAGCATCCTTCCGCCACACCTTGTTCTTTTTTAACAACAAAGTTTATGTTTTTGTTTCCAGTGTTGGGATCAATGTATGTGCTTTTGAATACTTTACCACCGTGTTCTCGAGCGTGGGCAAATGCTTCTTGTTTTTTATTGAATCTATTAGTAGGCGGTTTAATCATAGGGCTTGCTCCTTCCGCTACATCCAATTCACGGGCTTTGTGTTTTACATCACCTTCTTGAGCAATAAGATTCTGTCCTGGAGCTGAAGTCTGAGTAGGAATAGAGTCATCTCCTGATGGTTGCTCAACACCTTCTTTTACTGCTTTGTGAGAATCTTTCTTATGAATTTCTTTTGGATCAATAAAATGTTCTTGACCTTTGAAGAATTTAAACTTTCTTTTGTTATTGTTTTCTTCACTAAACTCACCACGATTAGCTGCACGACCAAGAGAAACATTCATATCACGAGCATTTCTATGACCAGTATCTGCTGGTTTGATACCAAGACCTGAATCACGATTGGCTTTAGCACCCTTTGATGCTGCCATTAAGTTCTTCATTGTCTTGTTACGTTTAGCTTGTTCAGATTTCTCATCAATCTGTTCTTCTTTTACATTCGTTGGGTGACCATTAATTGGCTTACTTTTTTCTTTATGTGCTTTCCACTCTGGAGTACCTTTAATATATTTTCTATCAGGTACTGGAGCAACAGGAGTGTGATCTTTATTTTCTTCTTTAATACCCTTTGCTCTGGCAGCCATGTAAGCACCAATAGCCATACGTCTACGTTCTTCTTTAGATTTATTTACAAAACGTGGATTAGTAGATTTAATGAAATCATTGATGTAAGCACCAGCACCCATTGCTGGCATTAAATGCTCATCTAACGATTCGCTAACAATGTTTAAATGTTTAGCGTCATGAACTTTGAAACCCATCTTTTTAAAGTAACGCTTTGCATTCAAAACAGCAGTTGCTTTGCTTGGTGCAGATGTTTTAATAAAACGCTCTGTTGGTTCACGCTTACTTTCATGCTTATGATCTGGTTCAGAACAAGTTACACAAACACGATGAACTGGATCTGGTTTCTTTTCCTTATCAGTTTCTTCATCCATTTGTTTCTTTTCTTCTTTATCAAGATCAATCTCAGTGTCATCTTCTGGACCATTACGTTTGGTCATATTCTTAACCAACTCTTTGTATGTTTTCTTCTCAACTTTCTTTGAAGGAATTTGAGTAGTTGGTTCATTTGTAGAAACAGACTCATGGATGCCCATACCATGACGAACATCTTTATACATTGCGTCCTTATCTTTTGGTTTCATTTTAGATGGAGCACCAGCATGAAATTCTTTCTTGTTACCAGCTGCGGCATGTTCACGCATCTTGCTTGCTGACATACCACTAGTTCCTTCTGAATCTGGATCACGCTCGCCAGACGAATGCACTGTAATTGATTTAAAATTATAGTGACCATGAGCAGAATATTTACCATTGTACTTGTGTAAAAGATTATGCATTTCTTCGTGGCGATCAGAACCAGCTACAACATGCAGGTGTTGAACACCTTTCTTATGTAAATCTGCAGCATGATGAAGGATAGTTGGTTTATCTTTAGAAGCAGCTTTAACCTTGGTACCAGCAAAAGCACGCTTGGCGTGTTTAACTTTTTGCTCAGCAGTTAATGGATTCTTTTTAGCATCTTGACTATGAGAAACAACCAATGTATGATCAGCTTTGTGCTCACCAGCAACATCATGAATTTTTTTAACTACAGCTTCATGACCAGTTGTGATTGGATTCATGCGACCGAAAGCCATCACATGATGTTTCTCGGTAGCTGCTCCCTCTGTCAACTCTACTTCTTCAGTCATTTTCTTATACTTGTCGAGTAGATCTTTATTCTTAGGATAATCTTTTGTTGACATAGCATAGCGAGCAGTCTTAGCATTATCTAAATGATACATTGCTTTCTTTGAATCGCCTTTCATATGAGCAGCAACTGCCTTATCCATATGATACTTAAATGTGCCTTCTTCTAATTCATTAACAGGTTTTTGCTGTTCTTTTTCTTTCTTCTCTCTAGCTAATTTTTCTTGCTTAGCTAGAGCAGACATTCTTTTATTAAAAGAAGGTTTTTTCCAATATGGTGTAGATTCTTCTTTCACGCAGCTTCCTTTATCGTAGGCTTTGGTACCTTTTTTGCGCTTATATCCTGGCCAGCAGATACCCCTTTCTTGTAGTTCTTTGTAAGTAATCATTTTGGTTGATTCCACTTTTTAATTTTCAGTAAGTTCGCTTTGGCAAACTCAGAACGATTTACCAGTTTAGTTGGTTGTTCTTTACCATTATGTTCATGATTAACAACAAATCCTTCTGGATCAGTTTTCTTATCATCGATATGATGCTCAAGACCATTGGTATTTTTGTTAAGATTCTTAACCAATGTATTCTTAGCCTGAGCCAAGTGATGATGCATTGTTAATAAGTTACTGTAGTGACCCTTGTTTGCTTCAACATGAGCAACTTGAGAAGCACCCTCACCAGTATGTTCAGCTTTTGCTTTCTCTGTCTTAACTTTTGCAGCTTTCTTTTCATATGCTGCAGTAACATGTTTCTTGAAACCTTCTACATTTGGCACTTCATCATTGCGAACAGTGCTGTTAATGTAAGTTCCTAGATGACCACCTTCGCCTTTGTGCTCTGGGTGGATAGCATCATACATTTTATGTCCATGAGTGTCATGAATTTCTTTGGCAGCGTTCATATGCTTATGAAATTCTTTCTGATCTTTCTCAGGATAATCAATCTTACTTGTATCGTGATTAGCTGTCTTTAAATGAACATCTTTATGTTCTTTAAAGTTATGAGTATCTGGATGTGGAGTAACATGCATTGACTCAAGAGATTTCTTATCAGCACCTTCACCATGTTCATATTTCTGATGAACAACAACACCTACCTTAGATTCTGCAGCTTTCTTAGCTTCATCACCATGGGCAGTGTAAGAGATTGTATTTGGTGTGAATTTAGCAGTACCCCCTTTCTTATCATGCTCAACATCACCTTCTGAGTGCATCAAGTCGCCCTGATATACACCTTTCTTTGGTGTTACTTTCGGTAGATGATCAAGAGCATGGTGTAATTTCTGAGCAAGCCCAGGAGCATGTCCATGATTCTTTTCGATATCTTCATGAGTATGATTAATCTTTGGATCTTTGTTGAATGCACCTTTAGTGGCAACAAAGAATTTATTATTCTTAGGATGATGTCCAAACACTACAGAAGGGGAACCATCATACTTCATAGTCAGGTTACTATTATGACCACCTGCTTTCATATGTTCATGAGCCTGAGTCAATGCACCATGAGCATGCTCAAAACCTTCGTGACCATGAAACAATGGACGATCTTCAGCATGAGTAATGTGCGTCAACTTTTCGTTGTTCTCAGCTTCTTCTTTTAAATATGTTTGAAAACTTTTCATTTATTATCCTATTTTCTTACGAGAAGATTTTAACCACCAGCCATGCTTTTGGTGATGATCAATTCTATCTGCCACAAAGTTACAAATGCCTTGCTCTTTGTTCTTCATAGCAATTTCGAACACTTTATTTAGGCTGTTAATGACTTCGTCGTTTGCAATAATTAATTTGTCAAGTATATCCACAAGAAGAACAACCCTTTCTGTTTCTTCTTCTAGAGTTTTGTATTTGTAAAGTTCGTCAATACTGACTGGAGCATATACATCAAACTTTCTTAACCACTCTGCAGTTGGATCAATCGCTTCATAAACATCAGTATAAATTTCTTCAAAGAATGCATGGTATTGAGTAAATTCTATACCTTCTACATTCCAATGAAATTGATGTGTCTTATAATACATTACTGTTGTATTTGCCAACAATACTTTAATTGCTGTTGTTAACTCATTCATTATGCTAAATTCCCTGCATATGAACTTGAACTTGATGCAACATCATATGGTTGTTGACCATTTGCTGGAGCAGCACTTTCTGGACCATCATCTCTATCTTGATCTTTACCAGAAAATTCGTCTTGGTGTACGTGGAAAGACATGTTAGATAATGTCATTGTATCAATACTGTGTGGAGCAAAGTGAATACGCTCACCTTTCTTAACAGCATGCCAATGATTACCGTCTTGATCTTTAAAAGTATGACGACCACCATGCTCTAAATTGTTAATATCGTTATGGTGTTCTTTACCAATTTTAATTTGAACTGCATGTCCATGATGAATAATCTTATGGTCTTTGTGGTGTTCAACACCAGATTTACCATTCATCTCAATTTCTTCGGCAATGTAAGGATACTTCATAAACTCACCATGGTGGTGTTCTGCTTTATCAAATTCTTTTTCAGCAGAAGAAGTACGCTTCTTAGTTAGATGCCATTTTGCTAATTCGTCATGATGATTGACCATGTGAGAGTGGAAAGATCCCATGTTACCACGAGCCTTCGCTTTATCAGCATTATCTCTATGCATTTGAGCATTGTTGTAATGATCATCGTGCTCTTCGTTAACTGGTTTGTTATTCATACTATGCATAATTGCACGCAACTGACGCTGATGCTGTTCATAATCTAAACCCTTCCAGAACAGTTTCTCACGTTTAATCTTTTCTTTCTCGCGATCAAGTGCTCTTTGTAATTTTACTGCAGCACTCATTGCTCTTGATTTTCTTGCTTCAGTAACTGGCTTAACATTGTAAATCCACTTTGTTACAAGAGCACCAGATTCTTCTTTAAGAAGTAAATGGTTTGATCCACGCTTAACAATCTCCATTTGTTTACCGTCAGATTCAACGATCTCACCAACACTGAAGATTTCTCCACGGAAATATTTTTCTCTCATTTCGTCTTTCACCAGTTTAAGTTCTTCTTTAATTGGTTCCAATCCAGAACCAATCCTAATATCATTCATCAATCGGCGAGAATCTAAATCGCGAATTGATGAAGGTAAATTCTTTTTAAAATCTTCATACAATCCTTTAACTGCTTGACTACGTATTGTGTCATCAGAATCTGGATCTGTGTCGCCTGCAGATATAATTTTAGCTTCTCTAATTTTCTTAAAGGAAGATACTTTATCTGAGCTGGTAACAATAATAATGTTTCTGTAAGTTTCTTTTAGTTTCTTAACTTCTTCAGCTAAGTCAGAATACCCAACGAAATTTGTGTTCGGAAACAACAGATTTAAGTACTGAAGTTTCTTTTCTACTACTAGAGGATTCTTTTTGGCGTCGCTTGTATCGGACGCATAGATTACGTGGCTAGCATTATTTTGCTCAGCCAGTTTTTTGACAGCTTTAACGAGAAGCTCATGTCCGCTCGATGGAGGGTTAAATCTACCACAAGCGAGGACAATGGTTTTACTCGGTAACTCTTTTAATAGTTGTCTATAATCTTTCATTTAAATCCATCAATTAAGTAAGTATATGTTTATTTAGTTATTTTAAAACTTTAGCCATCAAACTCAGCATCAGGTGGGGAAGTCCCTTTTAGCTTGAAACCCCACTTATTATTTGCAGGTTTTACAGCGTTGCTCCAATAAGCAAACTCAAAATCAGATTTAATAAAAGATTTAAGAGTGTAGGAAACCTGATTTGGTTTTAAAAATACGTAAAGCTGTTCTACGCCAAGAGTTCTGGCAACCTTATTCAAATAAGTGGTATAGTCTGAATCTGAATTTACCTCATCCATTAAACTGTAATTCATTGGAGATAACAAAATACCAGCCCTACTGGCTCCCTTACTTTGAAGAATTTTCTTAATGTCTTCTGGTTTAACAGATCTTCTTTTTGTTAACTTGCTGTAAAATCCAGTGTTTATTTTATGATACAGTTCGTCAGAATCTACTGTTCCAAATTTTGATAGCCACTTCTCTACATCTTCCCAAGTGTAAGTAGTTTTACCGATCAACTTTCCAACCAACCCATATGCCTTAGAACCATAATGTCTATTCACTTCAACCAATGATGTTAAGCCATCGTTCTCAACAGAGATTTTAATGAACTCCCAAACTTTCTTTTCTTTTTCTGATGTTGGTGCTTTTGATTTTA